TTAAAATAATTGCCTAATGATGGTGAAATGCTTCTACGCACCTGTCTAGGAGACTAATAACCTCTACTAAGGTAATCAATATAAAAGTATGAAATTTTGGTTTCAATGAACCAGAATCATGACAAGTCATGATTCGTTCATATGAAGCCAAAATTTCATACTTTTATATTGATTACCTTAGTAGAGGTTATTAGTCTCCTAGACAGGTGCGTAGAAGCATTTCACCATCATTAGGCAATTATTTTAAAGTCATGAAATGGTTCTAGAAGGGAGTGCAGAAAAATAAACTAAAAAACACTCAAGAACCAAATACTCAAACAGCAACCAACTTGACAAGTTGGCCTGCAAGAGCATTAATTGTGTCTGAGTTGTTTGCGTAGAACTTAGTTCCACTACCAACAATTTTCTTAACAGTATCCCACAACTTTGAAAGGAACTCCTGGTGTTTGGGGTTTTCCATAGACCATGGTGCGTTCGCAATCAAATTTTTAATGGGGTCAAGCTCAGACGAGAAACAACAGGCAGAGTGTAACTCCTCAGATTGAGCAGAGGTTGTATACTCATACACTGTATGAACAAGTGCGCGACCTACTTCAACTGAAACATTTGTTGGGGTTGGCGGAAGATAACTGCCAGAAACCACAATTGTTCCGTAATCAAAGGTAGCCATCACGGAGGGCTTAACAAAGTTTGAGTCCTCTGTTGATTCAGCATGCCAGACTGTATAGTTGCCCTTGTTCAGGGAACCGGAGTATGACCTATCAACTTGGGCAAGTTGATCGTAAAACTGAAGTTGTCCGCCGTTAGTTGCTCCATTGTTCGAAGTGTAATTTTTAAAATCACCACCTCCAGTAATGAAGGAGCCAACGCACATACCACCAGTGTTGATAACTGACTGGTCTGGTGTGAAACGGACAGACATAGCAACCGGGCGCATCTCGGTTGTGATGCCATGATCGCTGTCAGGGTTCATAGGCAAACTAGCTTCCTCTGATAATGTTTCCGGAGAGAAAGTAGGAACCACTATCATATGAACAACAGTAAAGCCAGGAGCACCGACAGCCGGCTCGAACGAAAACCAAGGGTCCTCACCAATTAAATTGACAAGATAATGTGCAACAAAAAGGCTCGCCCCACCACTCAAAACATAAGTGGTATTGAATTGATCTTGGTGACCAGATTCAGGGTTAACGTTTATACTCAGATTTGATGCTGTGAGACCTGCACATTCCATGTCCACAACGTACTGACCGGGGGGGTAGTAAAAAGTGGACACATCTCCAACCTGAGTATACCTACTAAAAGCAAGATTGTAGGATTTTAGATCTCCAGTGTCTGTGAGTGGTGTATCTCCAAAAGGCGATAAACCAGGGCCACCAGTAAGACGTGCGACAGAATTGAAACCTGGGGCTCGACCAACCAGCAAATTGTAGTTGGGATCCAGTCGTATATCCTGTTGCACGGCACCACTCGTAGCAACGTCCTGGTAGGTGTTGGCTGATACCCAATCAGGACTTGACCAATCAACAGTGGGTTTAACAAGAGCAATTTTGTAGAAGGATGGATGAACCAGGCTCCCAAGCGTTGGTCTTGCACGAAAAGAAAATCTCCCATTATTGAGTGTAGGATTCACAAACACAGGAAAGGCCATTGTACTACGTTTAATGGCTGTCCTTTTTGGATTATCATCTGGAAAACGACTCATCCAATTCGAAGGATCAAACACCATCATTACATAGTCGCAGAGAGCGTTTTTAACAAGGCTGCCTTCAGCACCAGACGGAAGACTTGCGTTGCTTTGAGTTTTGGGCCTATAAGATCGCCAGTCTCCTGTTCCGACCACAGTTTTAGGGCCACCTCCAGAACCGCTCTTTTTGAATCCTCCGTTAAAGTGAGACGGATGGGTGACAACGAGCGCTCCTGAATTAGAGCTTTGGCTTTTCTTCTTAGCATTTCTTTTTGCACGCCTTCCGGTACCAGGGGGGTTGGGCTGGCGGATGACTGTGGTGGTTGTTGTTGTTTGTTTTTTAGCATTTCTTGACATAAATCTGTTGTTTGTAGGCAAAGAGCCAGTTGGCGTCTTTGTCCGGCATTGCAATTTTAAAGTCCTACCAGGACAAACAAGTTCATGACATTTCTCATCATCAGGATACTGATTTCTATACACCTCAAGAGTGCTAGGATAGTTCTTGATAAGAAAAGAAATGTAGCGGTCAACAATCCGCAAAGATTCAGGATTTGTGTAAGCTTCAATACGGGATCCACAAGCACCTTCCATTGCTTTCTCCGGAGTTGTTCCACCTTTGTAAGAAAGGGTGGCCACAATACGAGATAAAGAAAAAGCTGGGAAGTAAGTTTCCCCATCAAAAAGAAAATAATGGCCAAGAAACTCAAGCTGATTTGAAAACTGAGTTTCGCAACCAAAATATTCTTCATTAGTCTTTTTGATAGTGGCAGCATTAATGAATTTATACCCGAACTCGGTGACCGCCAGAATGGAGTCATCACCGGCAACTCGAAGAAACACATTTGCTTTAAAGACCTCAAAATCTGGAGGTCCACCATTTAACATCCACATTATAAAGATTCTACGGATATGAATCATTGAGTTGTCCATACCGGTGTTACCTTGTCCACTGGGTTGACCAGGAACAAAAATAACATTACCATCGGGAAGAACCAGTGGTGTCAAATTTATATCTCTGTACAGATTTACAAGGATATTGAAAAATTCTGGAGTCTTGTACTGCGGATCCATGCACCTCCATCGCTCGTTGGCCATGGCAGCATGCTCTT